CTGGTGTTTTGAAGTATTGGCAGGATAGAACAAACAGTGGATTCAACTTTGATGGTTCACAAAACGCCAATCCAACTTATGGATTTAGAGAGAACCGTTTTACCGCCGATATTCAAGGTGGTGGAAATTTAACAATTGTTGGTGGAAGCACAAATTTGGCAATCAACACTGCTTGCCAGGGTGTCTCTACAGTCCTAAATAATAGGACATATTACCTGGGACAAAACTTTACTAACGGTGTTGCTCAACCAGAGGTTGAGAAATACACGGGAAATATTGTTTATGTTGACAATAGACCTTCAGTTACAAGGTCTTCGTCCCAAAAAGAAGATGTAAAAGTTATCTTGCAGTTCTAACAAATCATGCCACAGGAAACTAATCTTAATGTTGCTCCTTATTTTGACGATTATGATGTAAACAGCAACTATTATAAAGTTCTTTTTAAACCAGCATATCCTGTTCAAGCAAGAGAACTGAATAACCTTCAGTCGATGCTCCAAAATCAGATTGAAGATTTTGGTAACCACATCTTCAAAGAAGGTGCAAAGGTTATTCCTGGACAACTGACATATAATAGAAACTTTTATGCCATTCAGGTTGACTCAGAATATCTGGGGATTCCTGTTGGTCTTTATGCTGATCAACTTGTTGGAAAGTACATCAAGGGACAAAGTTCTGGTGTAACTGCAAAGATTGTTAGCTATCTGACAGAAGAACAATCAGAAAGAAGTGTTTTTACCTTCTATGTTGAGTATAAAGAATCAGCTACTACTGACTTATCAACTCAAACCTTCAGTGACAATGAAGTTCTGATTACACAATCAGATATTTCTTTTGCAACAACATTCATTTCGGCTGGAGAAGGATTTGCAAAAGCAATCTCACTGAACGCTAATGCTGTTGGTTCATCCTTCGCATTGGAGAATGGTGTTTATTTCATCAGAGGTTACTTCGTAGACGTTTACAAACAACTTCTGATTCTTGATCAATATGATAATAGTCCATCTTATCGTGTTGGATTTTTAGTCACCGAAGAAACAATTTCTTCCGATGTTGACCCAACACTAACAGATAACGCACAAGGATATAATAACTATACAGCACCAGGTGCTGATCGTCTCAAAATTACAGCAACTCTTACAAAGAGGTCACTGGATCAAATTGAAGAATCTACAAGTTTCATTGAACTTGCAGAAGTTCAAAATGGTCTTCTGAGAAAGATTGCTTCAAACACAGAATACAATTATCTTGGTGATGAGTTAGCCAGAAGAACTTTTGATGAATCTGGTCACTATTATGTGAGAGCATTCAACACTTCTGTTAAGGAGAGTTTGAATAATGGATTTGGTAATAGAGGAATCTATAATCCAACTCAATTGACTCCTGGTGGAAACACTCCTAGTGAAGATTTGGCTCTTTACAAAATCTCACCAGGTAAGGCATATGTAAGAGGTTATGAAGTTGATGTTGTCGGACCAACATTCCTAGAGTGTCCAAAACCAAGAACCACAAGAACTCTTGAAGGTCAGGGAATCAACTTTGCTTTTGGTCCTACCTTCACTGTTAACAATTCCACTGGTGCACCAACACTTGGATTTGATACAACCAATATCATCAGTTTGAGAAGTTCCAGAGTTGGAACTGATCCATTAGTTGCACCTGGTAAAGAAATTGGTGTTGCAAGATTCTATGATTATGTTTTAGAATCTGGATCATATGACACCACGTTACCACAACTCAATCAGTGGGATCTTACTCTCTTTGATATTCAAAACTACTCTGATTTCACAGTTAATGAACCAGTAACACTCACTACTCCAACTTTTGTTAGAGGTAAACAGAGTGGTGCAACTGCATTCCTGAGATATGATGTTTCAGCAGGAACAGCTTTCACAGCTTATGATGTTAAGGGTGAGTTCTTCCCTGGTGAGAGAATCATCTTCAATGGTGATGACAATGATGGAAGAACTGTTACTGATTACACAGAATATGAGATTTCAGATATTCAATCAGCCTTCAGTTCTGTAGGTGTTTCAACATTCTCGGCTGATTTGATTCTCAAGCCAAGAACCACAATCGGAATTGCATCTATTAGTGCATCAAGTGGTGGTGTTTCGACAATCACAACACCTGGTGGTGGTTTCCCTGGAATTGTAACAGCAGGAAACGTTATTCAGTATTCAATTCCAACAAATGATGTTCCATCATTTGCAAGAGTTTCACAAGTCAACACCAACTCACTTCAAATTGAAGCTGTTGAGACTGTTACTGGATATAGAATCGGATCTCTTCCAACAACCACAACGGAAGTTACAGATTTGAGTGTTGTTGAATCCAATCTTCAGAGACAATCAACTGGTTCTAACTTTGCTTCTAACTCAACTCTCTACAGCACTTTCCCCAAAAAGAACGTTGCATCTGTTGATCTCACATCAGCAAGTTTGAGTATTAGAAAATCGTTTACCGTTGATATCAACAGTGGATCCACAACTCCAGTTTCTTCTGCGGTTAATGAGTTCTTCTTGGCATTTGATGAAGAAAGATACACTCTGATTAGATCGGATGGAACAACAGAAGTTATTACTGCAGATAAGTTTAGTTTCACCAATGGAAATCAAACTCTAACCATCAATGGATTGACTGGTGGTAATGATACTGGTGCAACTTTAACCACAACTCTAAGAAAGAGCAACATTAAAGCTAAAAAGAAAATCAATAATGTTAGCCAATCTGTTGTTATTAACAAGTCTTCCACAGCATCTTCTGGTGTCGGTGGAACAACTCTGAATGATGGTCTTGTTTATGGTACCTATCCATTTGGAACAAGAGTTCAGGATAGCATCATCTCACTGAATATTCCAGACATCGTTACAATTTATGGTGTGTTTGAGTCTAAGGATTCTAGTGAACCATTCTCCCCATCGATGACAACTGGATCACTGGATGGTCCTACTTCAACAACAAATGATTTAATTGTTGGTGATGAGATTATTGGAACTATCAGTGGTGCAAGAGCAATCTACATCGCAAGAAACACAGACACAAGTGTTTATTACATCTACAAAAACAAAACACCATTCCAAAGAGGTGAGGTTGTAACCTTCATTAGTTCTGGAATCAATGGTGTTGCAACTAACATCCAATCAAATGGTGTTAATGTTACCAAAAACTATAAGTTCTCAAACGGACAGAAAGGTACATTCTATGATTATGCAAGACTGATTAGAACAAATGATGCACCAACTCCAAACAGACAACTAAAAGTTTATTATCAAAGTGCAAGTTATAACGCAGCAGATGATGGAGACATCACAGTAACCAACAGTTATAGTGATTTCAATTTCACCACAGGAATTCCTACCTTTGATAGACAGAGAATTAGTGACTTTGTAGATGCTCGTCCAAGAGTTTCAGAGTATAACCCTACACCAGGTTCTCGTTCTCCATTGGAGTTCTTTGGTAGAACTTTCAACGGTGGTCAACACAGTTCCAAAAATGTGATTGCATCCGACGAAAACATGACGGTTTCCTATGATTACTTCTTAGGAAGAATCGATGGAATCTATCTCACCAAAGAAGGTGTGTTTAACGTCAAGTATGGAACTCCAGATGACAATCCAAAGATTCCTGAGGGTGTTCCCAATGCAATCAACGTTGCTAACATCTATCTTCCTCCTTATACATTCAATATCAATAACGCTCGTGTAACAACACAAAAGTATAGAAGATATCAGATGTCAGATATCTCTAAACTTGATCAGAGAGTTAAGAACCTTGAATACTATACTTCTTTGAGTCAACTTGAGACCAACACACTGAATCAATTCGTTCCAGACGCTAATGGACTGAATAGATTCAAGTCTGGTATCTTTGTTGATAACTTCACAACACTGGAAACTCAAGATCCAACAATTGGTATCAGAAACAGTGTTGATAGAAAGAGAAAGATTCTCAGACCATCTCACTATACAACTTCTTTCAATACAACAATTGGTAACACAACAATTGCTGGTATTGGAACAACCACAGCTGCAAATCAAGATTCCAGATACGCTGATATTCTTGGAAACAACATCAGAAGATCTGGTCAAGTTGTAACTCTTGATTACACCGAAACACAATGGTTGGCACAAGACTTTGCTACCAGAGTTGAGAGTGTAACTCCTTATCTGGTTACTTTCTATTCTGGTTCAATTAAGTTTGATCCAACAGTTGATGTTTGGATTGATGTCACTCAACTCGAAGTCAATGACGTTGTTCAGGAAGGTTCCTTCAACGCTATAACTGACATGGTTCAGGCAGAAGTCAGTGTGGATGAGGACGGTGGAAGAACAGGAGTTAGTCCTATTCAATGGGAATCCTGGGAAACCAATGGAGTTAATGTTGATGTTGATATGAGTTCTTCT